ATTCAACTATTACTAAATCATCATTATTAATTTGATAATCATTGATAGCTTTCATTATATGCAAAAAAATATAAAAATTACCAGCGCCGTCTTCACCAAAGTTGTAATGTTCTTGAAATGATTTTCCTAAAATATCCGCCCATGTCGGCCATTTATATTTTGTAAAGCTGCAACCAAATGCAAAGAATCTATTATACTTTGACATGCTTCCACACCTGAAATACTTTATCTTTGCCGTAGGTTTCCCAATCCATTTGGAAATTCTGTAATAAGTCTACCACATCTACGCTTACATCACAATTATAATTATCATCAAATTTAGTCATATATATTTGTCGAAATAAATGTTTGGTGCTATCAATAAGTTTTGCACCACCTATAATCCATATATCTTTATCAGGATAATTTGCTTTTAATACGGCTAAACTTTGCTCAATATAATTGCCATGAATGATAGTATGCGCATCACGAAAACTATCAACTGGTTGATTAGTCACAACACAGCAATAACGATCTGGTAGAGGTTTTGGCATCTTTGGGTCTAGCCATGTGTTGCTACCCATTACTACAATATGATTGCGGGTATTGGTAGAAAACCATTGCATATCTTGCTTGTCATAGGGCCAAGGAAGGCTTCCGCCTTGTCCTATACCGCCGTTTTTATCTACTGCAAAGATTGCCTTAATCATCACCTAACAATCTATTAGTTTTTGCATCAACTTCTTCTGCCAATGCTGGTATGTTTATATGAAAATCTACTTGACTTATTATATCGTCATGTTCTGAAAGAAAATCTTCAACCGTTTCTTCAATTAATTTTACATCATATCCATGATTAATCATATGTTGAATATCAAACACGGTTGTTTCATTATTATCAAATTCGATTGATACTTCTCGTATAAATCGCATGGGAACTTCTGAAATTTCGACAGTAGATATCAGATGTTCCCAGCGATCATAAAAGTCTTCACTAAAATATGACTCAGGCACTGGCCTTGGTCTTCGTGGTTTTCTTTACAGCAGGTGCCTTTGCTGTTGTTTTAACTGGACTAGGGTTCTTAATTTCGTTTAACTGTTGCTGCATAGCTTGCATGGTTTGCATCATCTGCATCATTACCGCAGTCATATCTGGTGCTGCAGCAGGAGCAGAAACTGGGGCAACCGCCTTTTCAATGCCCATATCAGTAAGATTTACGCCTTCTGAAACAAACGCATCGGTTGCCTCTGTCTTCATGGGATCAGCCATGCCTTGTTGATTTTCCATGCGTTCTAGTTGCTTTACTGCACTGTCGCCGCGCCCAACTTGGTTTAACAACTTGCTAAGCTCATCAAGGCGCATGCTGCTCTTGGCATTTGGAGTGACCATAACGCTGTTAGCTGTAACACGCTTTAGATAACCTTCGCTGCTTAATGCTTCAAGCATATTTTGACCATCGGCCATCATGCGGCGTTGTAGAACATCTCTAAACTCAAATGCAGATTGCCCAGCTTCACTTTCAAGAATTTGCATAACATCATCATGATACTTGCTTGGCATAATGTCACTATAGATAACAACTGCCATGTGATCTTCTGGCATTGGCAATTGGCGCTGTACGATAATTACCTTCTTGCTGTTGACTTTGCCAACATGCTTAAAAAAACTCATTGATTTACTTCCTCTGTTGGTTGATCAGCAACAGGTGTTGCTGGTGTATTGGCAACGACAAATGCCTTTACCTTAGTATAAACTGCGCCTACTGTGGCTAGTTCTTCGGCACGAAATGCTCCGCGCTGAGAACAAACTTCAATAATCTGTACTAGAAAACCAATATCTGCAATACTCAAGTTTGTATCTTGTGTTGGTGCAAGTTCATTAGTAATTTCATAACTCATTTTTATTCTCCGTGATATCTATTATTTACCTATAAAAAAATGGTGCCGATTTTTTTTCGGCACCATTTTATATCAATCTTCGTAGTAAGCGTGGATACCAAATGGTGGTTCAATGGTCTTGTTATACTTGTTATGGATGATCCATACTGTATCGCAATAGTTCTCGTCACCCCATGAACCGTATGGTTCGCCATCGGTAAACACAATAAAGAGTTTTGGATTTACATCTTCGTTCTTCATCCACTTCCAGTTTACATCAAAGTCAGTACCACCAAAACCTGCAGCTTCATAGTTGATGAGGTCATCGCCATCAGCAGTGGTATAATCTACCGGGTTATGAATTTGCGTATCAAAACACCAAATCTTAACCTTGTAGTCATCATATGACTGCATGATGCCATTGATTTCGCTAAAGAAATCATTCAACTGGTCATTGCCAATAGAACCACTGGTATCAATTGCGATGCAAACATCAATAGCTTGATCCTTGCGCATGTTAGGCAGAACAAAACCCTGTGAGAACATTTTCTTGTTAGGAATAGTCCAAGTGTAATCGTTCTTGATAGTAGACTGGATTTGTTGTGTGATAAGTTCACGCCAGTTGATCTTAGGTTGCGTGAGTTCATTGATCATACGCTTGATATTGCCAGGCGTGTTGCCAGCACCTGCGGATTGTGCAGCGGCAAGCATAGCTTCTTTGAACTCGTCCTTGATAGCCTGACGCTCTTCTGGTGTCATTGGATTAGGACGACCGTTGCCCTTACCATCTTTGTCATCTTCGTTATCGCCTTCGCCCTTGCCGCTGTTACCTTCTAGGTGGTCATCGAGCAATTGGTCAAGCAAATCTTCGATATTGATTTTCTGTGCGTTCTTAATCAAGTCATCATAAACTTGTTCAAAATTCCAGTCATCATACTTGCGATCATACAGGACAGGCACGACCGTAATTTTTTGACCAAGGTTATACTTGATGCAATCAGCATTGACTACATAGTCCATTGCAATGTTAGCAATGTCTTTCTGTTTGCCAATACCACGGTTCATATGGTCATAAGCGCAATGAAGCAACTCATGACAGAACAAGAACATCATTTGGTTGGTAGGCAACTTGAGGATAAAGTCACTGTTATAGTAGAAGTGACGACCATCAGTAGCAGCAGTGGTCAGCCAACTATCAGCATTGACCAGTTTGAGCCGCATGGCAAGATTGCCAAAGAAGGGTTGCTTGAGCACAAGAGCAATACGAGCTTTAAGGATTGCCTGACGAGCGTCATGGTCTTTATTTTGGTCGATGGTATCACTGAGTTTGCCCGCGCCTGGTTGGTTCTTTTTAGCCATAATCATGTTCTCCAATGTTTATAACTTATAATAGCACAATATAGATGTTTGTCAAGAGAAAAAAATAGGGGAGCAGTTTCACGGACTGCTCCCCTATAACTCGCCCTCACTGATGGAGAACGATGGGGCGAGAATTAGTCACGCACGGCGGCGAGAATATAATCACCGTTCTTTGCATGGTATTCCTTGTAGTTGTTCATCTTGCTAGTCTTGATTGGCAACTTGTAATTGCGCAAGATGGTAGCAAGCATCATTACCTGCAGTTCTGTGTCCATATGATCGAGGAAGAAACGGAACACATTATCCAGTTCACCGTGCCATGCAGTGTAATCGCTTTCCTTCATCTTGTCTCCACCGCGATTGACAAACGAGTCTTTGAGTTCGTAGCAGATAGAAACAGTCAACGAGTACTTGGCACCGATTTCCTTAGTACGAAGTTCCTTGACTTTACCGTTCAGAATGTCACTAGGATTAGGCATCTGGCTTGCAACCTTACGGTGGGCAGCAAACTTGAGTGCAACACCTTCACCAACCGTACCGCTCACAAGGTCATTGAGTTCGGTATCGTTAAGGTCTTCTTGCAGAAGTTCGCTGACAAACGACCACGAGCGAGGCGTAGCAAACGATGCACCTGACGAGCGAGGATCGAAGTTGAACAAGTCATTCTTATTACAGGTGACATATGCAACCACATCAGGGTTGATGGCATGGTTGATAGCCCAATCATTCCACGACTCAAAGTCAACACGCAAGTTCAAGTGAACAAAACGGTTAGCAAGTGGCGATGGCATACGATAGACTACACCACGATCAGTATCGCGGTTGCCAGCAGCAACGATAACAACATTGTCAGGAAGTTCATAAGTACCAACACGACGATTAAGAACCAACTGGTAAGCAGCAGCCTGTGTTGCAGGTGCAGCACTGTTCATTTCGTCAAGGAATAGGAATACCACAGGATACTTGGCAGCTTCTTCTGCAGATGGCAGATCAGGCGGAGCATTCCACATAGCATTGCCGACAGTAGGATTGTAGTATAGAACGCCCTTCAAGTCAGAAGGGTCCATGAGTGCAAGACGCAAGTCATACAACTTACCACCCATGCTTTCGCAAAGGTCTGCAACGAGTTCGGACTTACCGATACCAGGCGCACCCCAAAGGAATACAGGACGCTTGCGACGAGCGCAAACCATGACCTCACGCTTTGCAGCAGCGAGGGTAACCGTGCGCACTTCGGAAAGTGCAGTGTCAGTGTTCTTAGCCATTATGTTTCTCCATCATTTGACTATAATTTAATATAGCATATTATTTTGTTCTGTCAAGCATTTTTTTGCATCATTTCACCAAGAATAAACTTGGCGACATTTAACTGCTGACGGATAAATTCATCTACATTTGGAGAGGGAATTGAAGGATTTTTCCTAGCCATCATTTCCTGACAATCGGAAAGGATACCCATGACGGCCATTTCCACGCCAACCAGTTTGGCAGAAATGCTGTTAATATATTGGTCACGAATATCGGCTTTGGTCATACCAAACATTGCAAAATCGGCCTCAGTCATATCGCTCTCCATTGCTTATATTAAGATAATACCACAGATTATAGGGTTGTCAAGGGTTATTTTTTACCCCGTCCGTGAGACCAATTGCCGCACATTCGTTGGGGAATTTAGCCCACATTTCCTTGATAAGAGCAGCACGGGAATCCTCAATACCAGGAATTTCGGCAATTTCGCTAAGGGTGATGATTTCTTCAAGATACTGAGAAAATGACCAAGAATTGCGCATCCGTGCTCTCCATCAATTGATTATAACTTAATATAACACAGATTTAAGGGTTGTCAAGCACTTTTTTTGACCCTAACATAGTGCAAACGGGTCTGATTTTGGTCATCGTGCTTGTGAATTCGAGCCGAAATAGTGATATTTTGGCCACGATTTAGCTGTTCTGACAGCGGAAAACAGATTAAATTCCCATCATTTGTAAGGGCGGTATGGTACCATTTATTGTAATTTGCACTATAAACCGCTGATTTTATTGTCAAATCTGCCTCAATGCCGTCACCAATCTGTCCAATATGTCGGCTATTTTCAGCAATAATACTTAATTCTTCTTTGGCTTTTTCACGTCCAATAGCATTAAAATAAGAGTTAGGGACGCTTGCGACCAGTGCTAAAGTCTTGAAATCATTAGAGTTAATTACTTTTTGTTCTGTCAATAGGACCAAATTCTTCCAATAATCGTGGAGAGTGCCAGCAATAAGTTCAATCATTTTGCTGTCAAGATATTCAAGAATTTGTTCAGCGATTTCAATGTCTTGTGGCAAATGGTTAAAATTTACCATTTCGGGGTTTAGAAATTCACGCATAAGTGCGCCATTGCTCAACTCGCCTTCTTTGGCATCATAACGCTTGATATACTTGCCATTAACTCGTTGTGCGGCAACGGCGGCGGTCATGGCATCTTTGAGGGAAATGGTATTGGACATTGCTAGTTCTCCATTGCTTATATTACTAATATAACACAGATTTAATGGTTGTCAAGACATATTTTGGATAGCTTGGCTTAAATTTCCGTCACATAATTCTAACATCATACTAAGTTCGGTATCCATTAGGAATAATTCCCCCTTGCTCATTTGATAAAACCAAGGGTGGGCATGGTAACGATCCATCAACACAAGTTCTTTTCCATTAATTTGATATTTGCGTCTATCTATTTTATGTTCAAAAAACTTATAACCACTGTTACGCATTAAATCAAATGCGGTATTATTAAGTCTGTATCCAAAATTTTTGTTATTATTGTACCAATAAAGAATATAGATATTTTTGTAATTTACATGTGGAATAAATGCATCTTCACCATGCGCAAAATGGTATAATTCATGTGTCCATTCAGTTTTAGACTTTGGCAATATTTGTTTGTGTTGGATAGATTGCTGAGCCACTGTTCAATAGCACCACACTAAAACGATTTGTCTTGAATTGTGTATTAAGTTTTTTGCAAAGATTGATAGCATGGCCTGGATTTGAAAATGAACTTTTTTTATATTTTGGTCCGCCATATTGCGCCAACATACTTGTAGTTTTTAAATTAACAGGTTTATTATCTAAGAAGATAGCCCATATTCCTTCACTAGCCAAAACTTGTTCTGACTTATATGTATTCTTATTCGTAATTTCTAATAGAATATTCGGTTTTGGTCTAGACATATTGATTACTACATATATATTTATTAAGATAATATATGCAGTTAAAAATTTTCCCCACTTAATTCTACTGTAATAATTTGTGATTCGTCAATTTTATTTTGCATTTCATTAATTTTATTTTCAAGATCAATTACGTAAGCAAGTACATCAAGAAGTTCATGAGTTACTCCACGAATTTCTTCATTGTCAATATGCTGCTTGCCGCTACCAATTGCGGACTTTGCACGTTCATTAAATTTACGAATCCAATGTGTATTGGGCGGTCTCATTAGTAATAGTCCTCAATTTTTCTGATTGTTCAATTTTTGTTTTGAATGGTCCATAGTAAGCATAACGTTGAAGAGTAATCAACTTTGGACAATCTACTGCCATCCAATTTTTATCAAATTTTACAATATAATAACCTGCTGCAAAAAAACTGCTACTTTTTGAATTTTTTGTATATAGTGGTAATTTTAATTTTACATTCCAAATTTGATTAAATGTTGAATGATTTGTAGGATATCCATAAACCTCTGTTTCTTTCGTTTTATTTTTAAGTTCAGTTGTTTTACGGATAATAGAGATATTTTTCTTTTCTGCCATTTCTGACATATTAGGAAATACCTCTACTGCATCATCAACGGTGCAACGAACGCCACTGGTCGTTTGCGCAATATTTCCAATGCGTTCGCCTTTTTCGTTTTCAATAATCCAAAAACGGTTTTCTACAATGTTTTTAGCCTTGAGTGTCATCTTTGACTTTTCCTTCAATCATATTCATAAGTGAATTATATTCACCTCGAACTTCGATAAATGATGCCCATCCAATAGCACCAACAATATTCATTAAAACACGATCTTGATCAATATTCCAATATTCATAAATCTCAATTAAGAATACAGCAAGAACTGCCCATGGAAAATATTTTACAAAAAAATCACGCATATTCAGTTTCCTTTACAAGTGGTTTGCTGAGAATTTCAGCAATGGGTTGAACATTTTCACTAAGTTTAATAAGTTCATATTTGGAACAAAACTTGATTAATTGTGTGCCAATCTGACGATTTTCTTTAGGATTAATTGCAAGTAGCGCAACGTCAATCGTATCACGTATTTCCTGTGGCTGTGCAGTAAGATCAACAAGCACACGGTTTTCTTCATAACGATCAAGCACACGATGTTCGGTGCCATTATGATCTACCCAACGTTGTAGCATCATGTTGTTCCATGCATAACCCTTGCGGTCACGGTCGCCATAAGCCTCAACTAAACCTACCTTCTTGGCACTACCTTTAGTGCGAACGCCAGGATTAGCAGTCATAATATTATCTGTTGGATCACCACGCATACACTTTTCAAACAAAATAAACTTGGGATCACCAACAGTCTTTTGTGCCTTAGTAAGTTTATCAATAACAGGCTTGCCGCTATCTTCAAAGAAACCTTGAAGCGTAATATGCTGATTAGTCATGCCATTATAGATGGTAACTTTATCGCTAAGCAATTGGTAAAAGTCGCTATCATTAGAAAGAATGATATGTTCATCGTGTGGATGTAGCGCAGTCCAACGAGCAATGATATCATCTGCTTCTGCACGTTCTACACGGATTACGCTGCAGTTAGTGCGTTCATCAATCCATTTGGTAAATTCACTATAAACTTCCCAAAATTCTTTATCTTCTTCTGCTTCACGCACTGTCATCTTGGATTTGACAACAGCACGGTTTGCCTTATAGGTTGTATTATGGTCCTTGCGCCAAGAGCGAGCCTCAAGCGCAAAAACAACATGATCTGGTTTATGCAGACGATGCATTTTCTGTATGACGTTGAACATAATATGCAACGCCAACCCAATCTTTTGCCAAGTATCTGCACCACGTGCAGTACTATGACGAGCACGCGCAAACAGGTTTGCTGTATCTACAAGAAGATATTTCATGATACTAATATAATACCTAGTTAGAGGTTTGTCAAGTATTAACTTATTTCGCTACGACCGTCGCCAATATCACGGCGACTTACATAACGAGTGCCATCTATATTTTGAATGTTTTGTGGCGAACTATTAAGAATGTTACGTGCTACATCATTAAGCCAAGCATCTACAAGTGCTTCGGGATTAACACCACGATAACCAGCAACTCGTAACATCTCAATAAACTCTGCATTCCAATCGAGTTCCATAGAACCAATCTGTGGATTAGCTGGATCAAAATCAAATTTAAGTACGCGAACTTCTGGTTGTGGCTCGCTTACTGATTCATTTTCAACTTTTTTAACTTTTGGTTTGCGTTGCTTTTTGGGCTTTGCTGTGGTTTTCTCAGAAATTGGTTGTTCAATTTCTGTATCTGTAATAGGCTTATCAACTTCTTTAATTTGTGATTTGCCAAATAGTTTCTCAAAAAATCCCATATATCACCTTATTGGTTTGGTACTCGATAGCAACGGCGTTCAAAACCGATGAAGTTACCCCATTGGTCAAAAATACGCTCACGGCGGCACTCTGTATGAAAATAATATTCATTATCATAACGTGGTTGTGCCATTGCGCCACCAACTATGCCACCGATAATTAATCCGCCTACAAGAGGCGCTACCCAATTACCACCACCATGTCCATAATCACGACGATCACGCCATTCAGCATGGGCTGCCGTTGCGGAAATTAAAGTGGTAGCTGCAAGAAGGATGGCTAAGGTCTTACGCATGATAGTTCTCCAATTAATATAATCCAATATAACATATTTATAGGTCTTGTCAAGGGTTAATTTAATCTTTTTTTGTGCTTTTCTTCATATTCTGCGATGGTTTTTAAGGCATCAGTAGTTAAAACAGCAAAACCATCAGCAAAATCTTCATCTGCAATAATTTCTGCATTTAAATATTCATATATTTCAGCAACAGGAATCTGGTCTCTGCCTAACATTGTTTGATCCCTAATATATTTTAGGATAAGATATTCAATTTCTTCTTCGGTTAAATCAAGTTCAAGGTCTTGTTCCATTTTGTTCCTCGTAAATCATTGATAGCAGTACCACATAATGGTCCCATGCTTCTTTAAGAGCAGGATGTTCATTTTGAAGTTTTACTTGATCTCGCCAAGGAACTCTGAAAAATGCATCGTCATCTAAATTAATATTGCCCATCGCAAAAAAATCTTTTAATTTTTTCATGCGGTTAAATTCAAATTCTCGCCAACCAGCACTTTCACGAGGGATTACACGACCTGTGTCGTATTCAAAATCTTCGTCCATTATCTACTACTTAGTATGTACTGAACGATGACTTCACTTAAACGCTGTCCCAAGTCTTCACCATCATTGATAACATGAAGTTCAGTAAGGTTACGATCTTTGCGATCATCATACCGATGAAACTCTACAATGTAACCACCATTAGCAACATGAAGTTTCATATTGATACCATCGGCACTAATTCTATCTGAACTACTCATTCCTACTGGTTTCAAATGTATCAAATTATTTTCTTCATGTGCTGCTTCCCAAGCCCGCTTTGCTTGTTTTTGGAACCATTTATCAAACCACTTCACTACTAACTCCTATTTTTTGTAATAATTTTTTCGGATGGAAATTTAAAAATTTTTGAAGAAAATCAATATTTTTTTGTTGAATTTCACAACCTACTGCATTTAAAAACTTTTCTAAACCTATCTTTGTCCAAACTTCTTGTGTTTTTACATTTAGATCAGCTTTTTTCATTGCTACTTTATATCCACTATACACTTCTCTGCTATTATAATCTTTTAAAACATTTTTTGTGTAAGTAAAATAATTGCCATCATATTGTGGATTTTCACTATTATAAAAGAAAGATTTTTTATTTGATGCTAATCTTAAATGTGATTTATAATCTGTCCATAAACAAATTTTAAAAGCATCAGATTTTATCCATGGAGTGATATGGTTTGCATTATAATATATTTTTCGAAGAGAAGTTTCATATGATCGAGTGATATTATTATCTGGCCATATTTCATTATCTCTCCAATTGCCAAGAATTGGTTTATCGTTATATTGAAACTCAAATGCTTCTTGTATAGTCATTCCATTAAAATAACAATAAAATTTTTCAGTCAATAATAATTGATATAATAAATGAAAACCACCTGTGCCACCAAAACTAAAAAGGTGTAAGTCACTATTGATAGAGTCTTTCAATGTCATCTTCTTCACATGCTTCACCATATTGTGTTTCAATAATAACGAGTGGTTCCTTACCAATGTTTACAACTTGATGCCAATTACCAACTGGAATTGAAACAGTTTCGCCTGCCTGTAAAATTTTAGTGTGATCATTTTCTACGACATCAGTATAGTTTTTTACAACTCTGGCAACACCACTTTGAATTACCCAAAATTCACTACGCTTGCTATGCTTTTGATAACTCAAGCAATGGCTTGGTTTTACAACCAATTTTTTTACTTTAACATTAACAGCATCATATAGGACTGTAAAATGTCCCCAAATTCTTTCTTCACTAATCATCATATTTCTCTTTTTGCATAGGAAGCTTCATAGCAGCAAACGCTGCAGCCTCATTACTATTGAATTGTATATGAACTTTATCTAAACCGCAAGTTAAAAATGTAAAATCTTCGCCGTATTTGTAACCTGCTTCGCCCATAGCATTGCAGATAATACAAGCGGCTTCAACATCACGATAGTTTGCATTTAACGCACCGCCATATGACCAATCACCAGGATCAATCATATAACCATTTGATATAGGTCTTTGAGTCAGAGATTTACTTGGAAATTCAAGTATTAGGGGTTTTTTTGACATTTTTTAATATTTACTGAAAATATCTTCACTTATTAAATTGTTTAATTGATTTTGCGATAATATATTGTATAAATTAGTATGAGATGCCCAATT